TGAATATGTTGAACCAGTAAATGTAGATACGGGATTTGTGCACGTAGAAAAGTTTGAAAAAACAGAAGAAATGTTACAAGAAGGTAAAGATGCAGTAAAAATGCTCGAAAACAAGAAAAAAGAATTTGAAAAATTACTCGAAGATGTAAAAAATGGCAACAAGTAAGCAAATAAAAGACCAACTTAGAGAAGAATATGTAAAATGTGCTCTAGATCCAGTGTATTTTATGAGAGAGTACTGTTATATTCAGCATCCTGTTCAAGGTAAGATGAAATTTGACTTATATCAGTTTCAAGAAAGAACATTAAGAGATTTTAAAGATCATGACTATAATATTATATTAAAAGCAAGACAATTAGGTATATCAACACTTACAGCAGGCTATTCTTTATGGCTAATGAACTTTCATGCAGACAAAAATATACTTGTTATTGCAACAAAGCAAGAAGTTGCAAAAAATCTTGTTACCAAAGTTAGAGTTATGCACAAAATGATGCCAGATTGGTTAAAACAAGGCTGTGTTGAAGATAATAAATTATCTTTACGTTATAAAAACGGTTCACAGATAAAAGCAATATCATCTACAGGTGATGCAGGTCGTTCTGAAGCGTTATCACTATTAGTTATGGATGAAGCAGCATTTATTGCAAATATAGATGAGATATGGGGTGCATCACAACAGACATTGGCAACTGGAGGTAAATGCATTGCATTATCAACACCAAACGGAATGGGAAATTGGTTTCATCAGACATGGACAGGAGCAGAAGAAGGTACAAATAAATTTAATTTTATAAAATTACACTGGACAGTACATCCTGATAGAGGTGATACTTGGAGAGATGATCAAGATAAATTATTAGGTCCAGAGATGGCAGCCCAAGAATGTGATTGCGACTTTATAAGCTCTGGTCAATCTGTAATACCTGCAAATATTATAAAAGAATATCAAGACTCAATTAAAATACAACCAATAGAAAAAAGATATTCAGATGCTATGTGGGTATGGTCACAACCAAAGCAAAATAAAAAGTACATAATATCTGCAGACGTAGCTAGAGGTGACGGATCAGATTTTTCTGCATTTCATGTAATTGATATTGAAGAATTAGAACAAGTAGCAGAATTTAAGGCAAAAGTTGATACAACTCGTTATGCAAACATATTAATGTCTGTAGGCACAGAATATAATGATGCAATACTAGTTGTTGAGAATAATAACGTAGGTTGGGCAGTATTGCAAGTGCTGCTTGATAGGGAATATAGAAATCTATTCTGGCAAAAACGTGATATGAAGTATATAGATGCAAAATCACAGCATACAAATAGATACAGAAGAGAAGAAAAGAATCAAATTCCAGGATTTACAACGAGTATGAAAAGCAGACCATTAATAATTGATAAGCTTTCTAAGTTTATAAGAGAAAAAGAAATAAAAATAAATTCAATTAGACTTATCGATGAATTATATGTTTTTATATTTAATAATGGGAGAGCGGAAGCTTTAAAAGGATATAACGATGACTTAGTCATGAGTCTAGCTATAGGCCTTTGGATTAGAGAAACTAGTTTACGTCTTCATGAAGAAAATATGAGGATGACAAGAGAAACAATGACAAAAATAGGGTCAAGCTCTGGTGTTTACACAGTAGAAGAAGAAAATGATTACGGATGGAAACATCACGTAAAAGATGGTAAAGAATCACTAACTTGGTTAATAGGCAAGTAATATGGCACAACAAGACACATTTTATGATAGAATAAGAAGACTATTCTCAACAGGCGTTGTAGTAAGAAACGTTGGTGGCAAGAAACTAAAAGTAGTTGATACAGATGAAATACAAGCTGGATCAAAAACATTAATGGATAGATACCAGCGGCTTCATTCTAGTCAGCATGGTCACGGATCATACCACGGTTATAGTGGAGAATTAGCAAAAGCACAAAGAATGGCATTGTTTAGAGACTATGAGGCAATGGATGATGATCCGATAATATCTTCTGCATTGGATGTATATGCTGATGAGTCTACTATGAAGTCAGAATATGGAAATGTTTTAGAAATTAAAGCAAATAATCCGCAGATACACGAAATACTTCATAATTTATTTTACGATATATTAAATATAGAATTTAATTTATGGCCGTGGATTCGTAATATGTGTAAGTACGGTGATTTCTTTTTAAACTTAGACATAAAAGAAAAATTTGGAATTATAAATGTTCAGCCATTGTCTACGTATGATGTGTCAAGAGTTGAAGACTTCGATCCTGATAATCCTTACGATGTAAAATTTGTATTGGATGCAACAGATCCAAGAAATATGCCGCAGAACGCAAGTCGAAATGAATTACAAAATTTCCAAATAGCGCATTTTAGGTTACTATCAGATTCTAATTACATACCTTACGGAAAATCAATGATAGAAGGTGGAAGAAGAGTTTGGAAGCAATTAAGTCTTATGGAAGATGCTATGTTAATTCATAGAATCATGCGTGCACCAGAAAAAAGAATTTTTAAAATAGACATTGGTAATTTACCTCCTAACGAAGTTGATACATACATGAAAAGAATTATCGATAAGTCTAAAAAAGCACCTGTTGTTGATGAGAAATCAGGTGACTATAATTTAAAATATAATATGCAAAACTTAACAGAAGACTTTTATCTTCCAGTCCGCGGTGGTGATAGTGGAACATCAATTGAGTCACTCCCTGGATTAACATATGAGGCAACTGAAGACATCGAATATTTAAAAAATAAAATGTTGTCTGCTTTAAAAATACCTAAAGCATTCTTAGGATTTGAAGAAAATGTTGGAAGCAAAGCAACACTAGCTGCAGAAGATGTTAGGTTTGCAAGAACAATTGAAAGAATACAGAGAATTGTAATTAGTGAGTTGACAAAAATAGCAGTTGTCCATTTATATTCTCAAGGATACACAGACTCAGCTTTAGTTGATTTTGACTTGATACTTACTAGTCCTTCTACAATATACGAGCAAGAAAGATTAGACCTTTGGGAAAAGAAAAATTCTATAGCTAGAGATATGAAAGAACAATCACTCGTATCACAACAGTGGATATATGATAATATTTTTAATTTTACAGATGCAGATACTAAGAAGATAGGCAAAGAAGTTATAGAAGACTTTAAACAAAAATTTAGACATTCACAGATTGAAATGGAAGGTAATGATCCTGTTCAATCAAAACAGACAGTTGGCACGCCTTACGATCTTGCAACTGCAGGTGATGACGCTAGCGGAGCAGAAGATAGTGATTCAGCTGCCGGCTCAATGTTTGGTGAAGATGAAACAATAGCATCAAAAGAAGACAGAGAGACTCTTGGTGTAAGAGATGCATTAGGAAAACATGATTATAAGCATGCAATGAAAAGAGATGATAATCCGACAAAGCATACTTTTAGAAAGAGTCCGCTTGCGCTATCACACTACGATGCTTTTAAAAAGAATTTAACAAATAAAGAGACAAAAATATTAAAAGAAATTGAAGATATAGATGACACAATAAACGGAACTAAGAATAAAACTTAATTTCTGTATATTTATTTATGAACTCATTATATGCTTAGCTAAGGGTAATTATGAAACATTCGAAATACAAAAATAGTGGTTTATTATTTGAACTGCTGACAAGACAAATAACTGTAGACGCGCTCAATAATAAGCCAAATTCAAAGGCAACGGCGCTTATTAAAAAGCATTTTAATAAAAATTCTCAGCTATTTAAAGAAGCACAAATTTTTACAATATTACAACAGACAAAGATTGTTAATCAAGAAAAAGCAAAGCACTTAATTGAGACAACAATAAAATCATATAACAAGTCAATAAATCAAAAAGTTTTAAGAAAAGAAAAATTTAATTTAATAAAATCTATAAAAGAAAGTTTTGTTATTTCTGATTTTTTTAAGTCAAGAGTTCCAAATTATAAATTATTAGCTTCTATATACAATGTAATATCTGAAGATTACACAAATCCTGTAAGATCTTCAAAAAGCTATTATACAGTTTTAGAGCATATTTCTTCAAAAGTTGTTAAAAAAGAAGATGCTGTTTTATCTGAATTGAAAAAACAAAATAAAGATTTAAGAACACTTGCATATACAATACTTGTAGAAAAATTTAATAAGAAATATAAATCGCTATCAAAAGAACAAAAAGCTGTTTTAAGAGAATATATAAACAGCGTTTCAAATACGACAGCACTCAAAGATTATTTGCAATCACAATTTAAAAGTGTTTTATTAGAGCTTAAAAAGACATACAATGATATTGATAATAAGATAATGAAAATAAAAATTACAGAGTGTGTTAAACTTTTAAGTGAAACAAAAATTGCAACACCAACTAATGCACACGTTTTAAAATTAATGCGATTTCACCAACTATTATCTGAGATAAAGAAAGCTAATGTCAAATAAGTATAAAACACTAGCAGAATTTATCAAAGAGCTGATAAGGAAAGAAATAGCAGAAGCCAGTGTTACAGGTAATATTGACGGAGGAGCTGGACCACCAAAAACACCTTATGCATTTAGAAATCCAAAAGATGATGATAAAGATGACGATGATCTAAAACTTTCTAAGGGTATGGAAATTGCAGAAAATTATCATCAATGGAAGACTGATGACACTATGTCGACAAAGCAAAAGCTAGGTCACTCTATGAGAGAGATAAGAGATAGAATGACTGAGATAGAAAAGCTTGTTAAGTACCATTCTAAATTAAAAAAAGAAATGAAATTTGAGTCCAATAATTATTGGAAAAACACAACAAAAGCACTGAATAAGATTTCAGAAAAATTAGTTAGACTTTCAACAAAAATCAAGGATTTAATATAATGGAAAGAACTTTATTAGTTGACACTATCCCTTTTGATGTGTCTAGAGAAAAAATAAATGAGTCCATAAGCAACAATGGTGGAAGGCTAGTTGTGAGTGGTGTTTTGCAAAGAGCAGAATCTAAAAACCAAAATGGAAGAGTTTATCCAAAAGAAGTATTAGTTCGTGAAGCTAAAAAGTACGCGCAAGAATTTATAAAAGAAAGAAGAGCAATGGGTGAATTAGATCATCCAGATTCTTCTGTCGTCAATTTACAAAATGTTTCTCATAATATATTAGAAATGAGTTGGAAAGGAAATGACCTAGTTGGCACAGTTGAAGTACTATCAACACCAGCAGGTAACATATTAAGAGAACTATTTAAAAGTGGAATTAAATTAGGTATTAGCTCTAGAGGCTTAGGTTCTATTAAGAACGAAGTACAAGGTGATGAAGTACAAGATGATTTTGAGTTAATAGGCTTTGATTTTGTTAGTAACCCATCAACACATGGCGCTTTTCTTAGACCAGTAAATGAATCAGTTGATAAATCACAAAAATTAAACAAGTGGGCAGGTGTTGAAAAAGCCATAAGAAATATTTTAACAGGAGAGTAGTAATGGCAAAATTAAAAGATTTATTTAAAGAAGAGATAGGTGGAGTTATTTCACGTAACCCATTTGAAAATTTAGATATGACTTCTAAAAATCAAGATCTTACAAATATCGTAAGTAAGATTATGAATAAAAAACAGCAGAACTTAATGACAAAAGAAGAGTTGTCTTCTGCAGTTAGTAATTACGGATCTTATGGAAACTCAATATACGGAAAGCACAATATAGCAGAAATTGCAAAAACATTTGTAAAAATAGCAGAGGCATCTCAAAAGCATGTTGTAGATGAGACTGCTGACTGGTTTGATAAAGTCACAGTTCAAAGAAATATGAAAGACTTAAAATCTCATGCAGGCCAATTTAATAAAATAGCAACAGAAGCAAAAGCATTGCAAGATAGGATGTCTGCTTTGTACGAAGATATGGGTAATATCTTAAACAGATATTTTGAAATTAAAGAACTCAATGAGTCTAAACTAAAGGAATTTAAAATGATTAAATTAAAAGATATGTTAAATGAAGATAGAACTCCAGACGCATTAAGAAAAGTAAAAATGAACGCTAAAGAAATTAGTCAAGGTGCTAAGGCATTAGTAAAAGCTGCAAATCAAAACAGCGATAAAGATATGATGGATGAAGTATTAGGTATTATATACTTTGCAGAAGAAATTAAAAAGATCATGAAAGATAAAAAGTCATATCAGCAACCTACACAAAATAGATAAATTAAGGAATACACGATGTTGCTTAAAGAATACCATAGAAAATTAAAAGAATCAACTGATACATTTGACTATAATGAAATGCATATTGATTCTATGAGAAGCGAGCTTGAAGGATATGCAAAAGATTGGTTGAAACGAGATTTTATGG